TGAGACGTAATAATGCCCGAAAAGCGCGTAAGTCCTTTGTTATCAACGAAAATAGGTTGACATAATGGTGTATTATAGGACGCGAGCTTTGATTAGGGGTCCCATTGGAGGGGGTGGGGGGTGGGTCGCCCCAGGGGTACCCTCCTTTTTGCTGCCTGGCGGGCTTAGCCTGCCGCATGGGGCTGAATGAGACTTCCGGCTAGGGGCTACATGGTCCGGGCGGCTGATGCTGTATACCAGGCACTGAAGCGCGGGAAGCTGGTCAGGCCCTCATCCTGCGAGTGGTGTGGGGGTACGAATCGTAAAATACAGGCCCACCATGAGGATTACAGTAAGCCCCTCGAGGTGATATGGCTATGTATTCCTTGCCATAGCGCGCGGCACGGGATGCTTCGCGCAATTACTGGTAGCCGTATTTGGGAGTATGTTGGGACGGAGTTTGCGAAGCTGTGAGTGCCGCTGAGCCTCTGGTGATTCCAGTTCCCGAGGATCTGCCGAACCGGCTGTTCTACGAGTGGGAAGCTAATTTCCAGCCGGTGCTAGGCGGGAGTCCGCGGTGGGAGGGGTTCTCGCTGATTGTGGCGGACCAGTTGAAGCGGGAGCGGGTAGGGATAATTGAGACGGGGACGTGCCGGAAGCCGGGGGACTGGGCGGGGGATGGGCAGAGCACGCGGATATGGGATTGGGTACTGAGCCGGAAACCCGGCGTAGCGGTATCGGTGGATGTGGAGATGGCGTCGGTTGAGACGGCACAGAAGTGCTGCACGCGGGTGCATTGCGTATGCCAGGATTCGGTGACGTTTCTGCGGGGGTACATTCCGTTTGTGCCGACGCTGCTGTATTTGGATTCGCGGGACTGGGGCCCGGGCGCGGAGATCGCTTCCTGTATGCAGCAGGTGGCGGAACTGGCGGCGATCTGGGAGCGGCTGCCAGTAGGATGCCTGATTGCCTCGGATGATTCCCACAACCTGCAGCAGGGGAAGCCTACACTCAGCCGGCAGCTTCTGAAGGTGCTCGGCATCGAGCCGATTCTCGATTCCTACATCGTGGTATGGCGGAAATCGTAAAGAAGGCCTGGGGAATCGAACTGGTCCACTGCAATGAGCCCGAATACTGCGGCAAAACGCTCGTCATCTGCGATGGCGGCAAATCCTCACTCCACTACCACTGTGTCAAAAAAGAGACATTCTACGTCAAGAGCGGCGTCGTGCGCTTCGAACTCAATGGCCAGGAAGAATTCCTCTACCCTGGAGATGTCCGTACTATAACTCCTGGTAGTCCTCATCGTTTTAGTTCTGTGCGCGGAGCCGAGATTCTGGAGTTCTCGACGCATCACGATGATGGGGATGTGGTGCGGCTGGAGCCTTCCGCGTGAAGCCTGCGAAGCTGCGGTGGGAAAAGCCCCGATGGGTAACGCTCGAATCGAATTTCTACCCCCGGCTGATGCGCGGCAAGGATGGCGATTACATCATGACCCGCGAAATGGTTGATGAGTATTTCAGTAAACGCGGCACTTTCGTCAAGGTGCTGCACATGCCCGCGCTGAATACGGAAGTGGCCGCGGCGACTACCGGAGGCGGCAAGTACGCGGATTTCAATTCCGGCCCTGATTCCCACGTCTGATGTTCCTGATTGCTCCGAAAGATGAATCGAACGGCGACGCGAGCTTTCCGCTCGACCGCGCCATCCGCGAGCGCGAGAAGTACGAAACGCTCTACCGGATTAAGCCTTCCCTGAAGCATGCCGTGAATCTTGCCTGCGTCTGGCATATGACCGGCGACGGCAAAATGGCGCTCAAGCTCATTGAAACCTGCGTCGAGGCCATCGAAAACGAGCCGAATGCGGTGCCGCCCGAGGGCCAAGCCACGATTTATCTCAACCGCGGCATGTTTCTCCGCGGATTTGGCCGGATGAAGGAAGCGGCGCGGGATATCTGGCATGCCAGGGAACTCGACAAGTCCTCCGCTTTCATCGCTATGGCTGCCGCGGAAGAGCATTTGCGCTTCGGAGACTGGGAAAAAGGCTGGAAACTCCACAATCAGACTCGCGGAACCTGCGAAGCCGCCGCGCTTGCCGTCGCTCTGCCCTATACCACCAAGTTTTGGGACGGCAAAGAGCATCCCGAGCATCTGCTGGTCATCAATGAGGGCGGAGCCGGCGACCGCATCAACTATACCCGCTGGCTGCCCGAACTTTCCCGGCGCGGGATCCGCTGGAGTTTCTTCTGTTTCGACGAATTCAAGCCGTTCTATGACCGGTTGCCGTGGATTGGGCCTGAACGCACTATCGGAGAAGCGCAGAAAAAGGAATTTGCTCCCCCGCCAAGCCACTGGACCACGACTTTTTCGCTTCCGGGTCCTCTCGGAGCGTCCCCGGATGCCATCCCCGCCTATCCGGCGCCGTACTCTCCGGCGCGACGCCATATCCGGTTCGACCGCGCCGATTCGCGGCCTCTTGTCGGGCTCTCCTGGAACGCCAATGAACTCTTTCAGGGCGGATTGAAGGTTCGCTCGCTCACCGAAGGCCAGGCCATGCGGCTGGTTTCGCTCACCGCCGATAAAATCTGCTGGGTCAACCTGCAGCACAAGCACAAAATGCCGTTTCCCGTGCTGAATGTGCCGTTTTCGACCTGGGAAGATACCGCAAGCCTGATTTCCGAACTCGATGCCGTCGTTACCGTCGATTGCGGCACGCTTTGGATGTCGCTGGCGCTCGAAAAGCCCACCGCCGTGCTGCTGACCGCTCCCGAGGACTGGAAATTCTCGTCCAGTTGGGGGCCGCATCTTTCCGTCTATCGCAACGGCGAAAGCGATAACCCCTTCGATGCCGAAAAAGCCATCGACCGGATGATTCTCGATATCCGGCAAGACAAGTTTGAAGCAGCGCGAGCTCCTTCAATGCGCAGTACTACTTCCCTTCGTCACATGTCGGCTGCCGCCGATTAAAGGCTACATCGCATGGGCCAGTGGCGAAGGCTCAGGTAAACAAACATGGCAGTCATTGCAGATGCATTGAAAATCGTTCCCCCGGCGAACTTGACCTCGACCGCCGCCAGCCAAGTCGTGCAAACGACCGCGGGCGGCAACCTGATTTTGTCCGCTCCGGGATCGAATCGTCTTTCGGGCCAGCAATTCTACGTTGTCGCTTCGGGATATGCGGTCGGAGGGCCCGGCACTTTCACGGCCACCGTGCAGCCGATTCTCTATGGCGACGCTTCGCTCGCAACCGTGACCACCAAGCCGTTGTTCTCCTGCACTGCAGGCACGCTGGCGTATACCGGCACGGCCACCGGAGCGATTCCGTGGAACATTATGGCGGAATTCGAAGGCGATAACACCTCGCAAGCGCTGTGGGGCAATGTCACGGGGCAGGTCGGCTCGACTTTCAAGAGTCCGACTGTTTCCGTGGCTACCGCCTCGGCCATCAACTTCCAGACCGAACCTCCGGTGAAATTCGCCATCGGCAATACCTGCGGCGGCACCGTGGGCGGCAACTTCAAGTTCGTGGTTACGCAGTTCCAAATCATCGAGGAATAAGGCGATGCCGAAATTCCTTGAGGACAAGCTCCGGGCGGAGTACGGAGACAATCCTCATGCCATCTACGGCACGATGAACAAAATCGGCGCCATGCATGGCAACAAGGAAACCGAGAAGGGCCGCGAGATGGAAGCAAAACACGCGGCCCATTCTCACCGCTCCGTCTACGTCAGCCGCTACAAGGAGAAACATGGAAGCCGTTCTTGAAGGTCTGGCGCACAAGCCCAAGATGCCGCGCGGCATGAAGGACCACCGCAAGCACGGCGTCTCCCACACCCACATCGAGCACCATCACGACGGCTCGCACAAAATCACGCATCACTACGTGAAGCAGGGCGTCGGGCCGACCGAGCACGGCGCGGAGGATATGGAAGCCCTCCACGACCATCTCGAAGAAATGCTGGGCGGCAAACCCAGCCAAGAGGAACTGGCCGGGTAAAAATGGCTGGCGAGCGGTTCCGCCAAGCGGTCAACGAGTACGCGCTGAAACTCGGCGGCATGGACGCTTATCGTTCGCGCCGCCACAAAGCGCAGACCGACTTGTGGTTTCTCTCGAAGGAAATCTTCCATCGCGACCTCTTCGAGCGGACTCACAAGCCGGTCGTCAATTTCTTCCTGAAGAAGAAGCCGTTCGCGCCGGCGTTCCGCAAAGGACTGTCCTATACCCTTGCGGAGTTTCAAGCGGCATTTTCGGAAATCGCCCCGCTCGAAAAGCGCAAGGGCATCCTGCTCTATCCCCGAGGCAGCTACAAATCCTCGCTCGACGAAGATGACATTACGCAATACATCCTGTGCTACCCGGATGTGCGCATCCTCATCATGGTCGGGGAATCGAGCCTCGGCGAAGCCTTCGTCCCTAATATCAAGCAGCGCTTCATCCTCGAAGAAGGCCGCGAAGCGACCGAGTTCCAGCTGCTCTTCCCGGAATTCGTCATCGACCGCGAGACGGACGACGACAAAGGCGGAGCGCAGGAATTCTGGAATCCCTTCCGCAAGCTGGCGCAGAAAGAGCCCACGCTCGGCTCCATTTCGATTCTTGGCTCGACTTCTGGCTGGCACTGCGACGTTTTCAAATGCGACGACGTTGTGACCGACACCACGCCGATTGAGACGGCCATTTCTCGCAACAAGCTGGTGCGGAAGTTTGTCACCACCGCCAACCTGCTCGACCCGCATGGCGTGCTCGAACTGATTGGCACGCGCTATCACGAAGAGGACCTTTACGAGCACGTGAAATCGACGCTTCCCGGCGCTCGCTACCTTTGCGGCGCTTCCTGGACGCCCTTGCCCCATGCCCGGCTAAAGAAACTCAAGGAACTCAACGAGCAGGATGTCGCGCTGCTCTTTCCCGAGCGGCAGGGCTTCTCTTTCCTGCGGGAGAAATTGCTGCTCGATGAGGATACTTTCTGCCTGCAGCAACTCAACAATCCGAGCATCGTAGGCCAGTCCGTAAAGTTCCGCATCGAGGATTTGCGCAAAGCCACGGTGCGCGTTCCGCAGGACCCGTCGTTCAAGCGCTACAACTTCTGGGACGTGGCTACAACGGATTCCGAAGGCTCGGACTATTCGGCTGGCGGATTCCTGTCCATCGACACGACGCGCTGGATTGCTTATCTCCATGTGCTGGTCATGGACAAATTCACGCCATCTGAACTGGCATTCCAGATCGCCAAACTCGCCAAAGAGACGCTGCCCGAGCGCGTCATGTTCGAACGCTATACGGCCTCCCGCGCCTGCTGGCTGGAAGAGGAAGTCGTGAAGATTGGCGTGAGCATGGGTTATCCCGTGCCCGTGCATGCCTTCAAGGTGGACAAGAGCAAGAACGCCAAAGGACCGCGCATCTGCGGACTCGAACCGCTGATTCGCGGCGGGCGGCTGTTTTTCTCGAATCAGATTCCCAATCTCGAATTGCTCTACAAGCAGTTCACGGAATTCAAGGGCGTGCCGCACACGAAGCGGCACGATGACGGCCCCGACATGCTGAGTTTCCTGCGCATGGTCATGCCGATGACGGGCATGGAATTGCCGCCTTCGCCCGAGCCCGGAGTGAATCTCGGCCTGCAATGCCTGACCAATGAAAAGGAAAACTCGGCGTGGCAGAAGGCACAGCAGCAGGACCCCGCCGTCCGCGCTTTCCTGTACTCCACAACGGTTCCGCCGCAAGTCGTGCAACCCGCCGTGAAAATCGCAGGATATTTTCCCGGCCAATAAATGCCTGAAACGCTGATTGACCAGTTCACCCGGCAAGGCCTCGATGCTCCGGTCGAGCGCGAGGAAATCTCGCTCGGCAAGGAAGATGAGCTTGCGGCAAGGAAGTACGACGATGAAGCGGCGCTGAAAATCCTCAAGCAGGATTTGGAGACGGGCGAAGCCGACAAAGTGCTTCTGGACTTCACGCATCTGTGGACGGTTTCCGACCAGCTTCTGCAGTCCCCGTGGCTCAACACCTATTTCTTCAATCCCGCAAAGGCAAATGTCCCCCGCTACACGCTCTCCAACCTCATCGACATCGTGGTGCGCACGATTCATGGGGCGCTGTTTTTCGAGGAAACGCCCTTCATGCTTCTGCCCAACAAGAAATTCGACCAAGTAACCATGTGGGCGAAGGAAGCGGTTGCGGCCACGCAGCTGCGCGAAATGAGCTTCGACGTGGAAGTCGAAAAGGGCTTTTTCCAGTGCGCTCATCTCGGCACGCAGATTTATAAGTGGGGCTGGCTCGACTGCACAAAGAAAGTTCCGGTCGCCAAAGCCAAAGGAGAAAAATTCAAGGGCCAGACGCCGCTCGGCCCGAAGGAAGTGGATACCCCGGAATCCGATGAGTTCACGATTGAATATGAGAGCCGGGACGTGCATCGCCCGTGGCTCAAGTGGCGCGACTTGCGGTACCTGGTGTTCGCTCCGACGTGGAAAGAAGGAGATGCGCGGTGCGCTCCGTGGGTCTGCGACACCGAATACGTCACATTCGACGATTTGGACGAATTGCGCGGTACCCCCGGCTACGATATTCCCTCGCGGGAAGAGCTTGAAGTTCTGTTTTTTCCGCCGCATGTCGAGCAGGCGCAGCCCGGCGACATCACCGAGACGCGCCCCATTCAGATGCGGGCGTGGCTCGCTCATGCGCAGGGAAGGGAAGTAAACGATTCCGCCGACCCGTTTGCGCGGAAGCTGAAGCTCGTCGAGCGCTGGGACAAGAACCGCGTCACCGTGGCGCTGTCGAACAGCCACGGCTATCTGCTTATTCGCAATGAGACGCACGACTTCGGCGTCGTTCCCTACCTGTCGAGCACGTGGCGGCCTCTTCCGGCTTGCGGCTACGGGCAGGGCCTCGGGCAATTGGTGGGGCCCGACCAGCAAATCGAGAAAGGCGTGCTCTGCGCGTATTTGGACATTCTGGCTTTCATTGCGCGGCCTTCCTACGTGCGGCAAAAGCCGCTAAACGCCGTCTCGCAGGATATCAAGATTGATTTGGGTTCCATCATTTCCGTCGAGGGGCCGGTCAATGAAGCATTCAAGCTCATCGAGCAGCCGAAAGTCGATCAATCGCTCGTCTACGCCATCGAAGCGGCGAAAACCTCAGCCGCCTCGACCGCGGGAGCCAATGAACTCGTCGGCCAGGGAAACACAGTCGGGGGAGGACGTGCGACGGGCATGCGTTCCGGCTCCGGCGCTCAACTGGTCGGGCAGGCTCAAGCAGGACGCCTGGACGGGCCACTTGAGCGTTTCATCCGTCAGGTCTTTGTTCCGTGGCTTTACATCATGGACGAGATGAATGCCAAGCGGCTGCCGACGCGCACGCTGCGGGACATTCTCGACGACGATTCCGAGCACGACTACTCGAAGTTCAATCACATCACATGGC